ACCATATTGATTTTGAATTATCGGGTCGGAAGTAGGTAGAATAACTAGGTTATACATCTTAATTATACTAATTATAAAGTCATATACCGTCATATCGGGAATGTTATAAGGTATATTAAATAGATTGGATATATTGTTTACAGCGGATGATACTAGAGTTGATGAATTTATATTTGACTGGTTTACTCGGTTACATTTTACCATAATTGTAACCTGTGTTATTACTAATGCACCAATTGCTTCAACAATTACACGATATGGAAATGCTACTCCATTATCAACTGCTTCAACATTGCTTTGAAAAAAAATCTCGCCTGCATCATTCATCCAGTCAGTGGAACTTGCAACAAATCCATTATTACTTTGTGCTTGCGTTAATTCTTCATTTACGCTACCATCAAAATTTAATATTACCTGTTGAAGAAATATTTTAAATTTTGATTCAGGATTATCAGTATATACACTTACCGAAATATAATAATTCTGGTAACGATTGCCCCCTGACCAGTTATTTATAAAACTGAATACATTTCTAGCATTATCAAAAGACCTAAATGATCCGACAGTGAATGAACCTGATAATTCTACAACACGCGCTATATTTGAATAAGGGTCTTCATTCTTATTTAACCATAAATACAATTTATCTACAGGGGAATTTTCAGTAATAAAACCACCATAAAATTGTAAATTAAATTGTTTTTGTATAGCATTAAATATATACCTTAATTGCAATGCAGGTCGTAATTCTTCCTTACGGATACCGTTAGCAGTAGATGTATTTACATATTTTAAAAGTGTAAAATCATTTAGTAATCTTTTGGTAGAAATTAATGGATATTCATAAACACCATTTTCGCCTAATCGAATTTTATTTTCAACAACTGTATCATTATAATTAAATTCTATTTCAGGTAAGATTGTTGAATAATCTAGTTGACCAATTTTTAAATCACCAAATCTATCTTTTAAAGATTTCAAATTTGATGTAAAACGAATTGCAAAATGTTTTATCTGTCCCTTATCGTTAGTTTGAGCATTAATAATTTTGATAGTTCCTTTTCTAAAAAAAATACCATTTATATCTATTCGGCTTGGAATCCCAGCGACTGATGAAAATTGATTATTATATCCCACATCGTGCCAAAATTTTAATAACCTCCTGTTTTTCGGACTTGCTGGTATTGTAAAATCTTGCGTGATATCCGCGAAATTTGTATCAATTCCTAGAATATCGGTTTGCTTTAAAGTGATAACAATATTTTCATCTTTAAATAAATGCAATGCTTCACCATTTAAGATAATACCATCATTTTCAATTTCACTGGCAATTAAAATTCTAACTCCATTCATTATCTTATATCATTAATTTTGCTGTTAGCACCCTCAAATTTTAAAGTCCATTGAACCTTTGCTTTTTCATAATATGAAAGTTTTTCTTCAATCTTTTTATCAACATAAATAACTGGAACAATTGTGTTAGTCGCTCGATTGAGTAAATACCATCTGTCACTGCTTATTAGTTCTTCTAAGTAACTATTTTGTGCATCATCAAGTAAGTCTGTATTGATTGTCCATTCTTCATTAGAACTGACGTTTTGAACCCGCGTTGTGCCGGCATATAATGAATATGCATCGGGTCGCTGCTGATAAAACTGGCTCGTTTCACTTTCAACACTTACAACCCGCTTACTTGCTTTATTAAAAAGAAAAGTATCCCATATTCCAAACCTGTTTAAATACGCTATTTCCCACACTCTATTCCTTTGTGAGCAGATTATATTATTTGTAAAGATTGGTTGTCTTAAAACGATTTGGTTCGTGTTACTAGCGGTTGTGGAGATAGTTGTTAGAAAGTTTGTAGTAAGTTGTGTAGAATATTTATCAATTGGATCTAATAGGGTCATTGATGGTGGGGTTGGGTTATTTCCGTCTGTATGATAACCGTATCCCATTGAGCCTATATGTAAAGCAGATGTAATTGTATCAGATAATGAAACTGAATTACTGCTTATCTTATAAGATTTTAAAACCCACTTAACCCAGCAAAATTCCTGATACTGATTTTCAGGCATATTATACAAAAATTCGGTATCGGTAGTAATTTCTGTTGTATCGGTTGTAATATCTGTTGTATCGACTGTTATAGGTAAATAGTCATACCAGGTATTATCCAATACTGGTTCTAAGTGTCCCAGGATATAATCTGATATTTCAATAGTAATATAATTATCGCTTACGCTAGTTTTAAATGCTGTAAGTGGATATGTTTGTCTATTTGTAGAAGTGCTTTCACCAGTCCAAATTTCAAGGTTTACAGATACATAATCAAATGTAGATGCTGTTGCTGAATAGGTAATATAATATGGACTGCGTGCAAGTATAAAATCGGTATTGCTAATCATTTAAAAATTCATTTTTTTTAATCTTCACCAAAATCATTTAGTAAATTATCTGCTTCGGCTTCGGCTATGTAATCGCTAATTTTACCAACTTCATAATCCATAATATCGTGAAAGAAATTAATTCCTTTAATACCTTTTTTATAGATAGAATTTTGCACTGCATACGGATTTAAACCTCTAGCGGTTGCCCACGGTGAAATTGCTTCTAATGGTGGTTTTTTAGTTTTATAAGAATATATTGAACCATTATTTTGTTCAGTTCCATTTACACCTGCATCTATAAAATCACCGTAGGATTCCATATCAACAACAAAATCATATTCACCATCTACAACTTCAATTCCTGCTGTAATACTTTCAATTAATTTACCTGTATCAATACCACGTCCTGACTTTTCTAATGCTTGTTTTGAACGTGTCTTAAAAGTTGAAACTAAAAGTTGTAATGCTTGCTGCATCTGAGGGGAGGATAAATTACTCATTAGCAAATACCAATTTCATTTTGTATTGATAAAACAATTTTTGCAACATATCCATCTAATAGAGTTGTTCCAAGAAAATCTATGACATCTCCCGATATATTTTCATCAATTAGTATATCATATTTATTATCCTGAAATAACAGCGTGTTGAACGCCTTAATCAGTATAGCAGATGATTGATTTAGGTTGTCTATAAAATTATCTTCAAAAAAATTATCCATTAATGCGGGTTCAATATTTCTAAGAGATACACAAGCAATTTCAAATGGAAATTCTATCCTGTTTGCTGTTAAATTAAATTTCAATGGTATTATATGAACTAAAGGAAATAATTGTGCTTTATCTATTTCACGTAATGATTTTGCACCAAATTTTATATCATTTACCAAAGGATTACTTCTAAATAAATCTACTAAATATTTTACAACAACGGCATTCGGGTTTAAATCACTATACATTCTTAATTACTTTTTTTTGCTTTCAATTTTTCTCTTTTCAATGATAAAACTTGCCCAGTATAGGAACTTATGACAGTTCATTTCCAGCAACTCATCAATCTTTGTTACATCACCATTTGCTAAGAGCCAAATAATTTCTGTATATCCACCCCATTTAGCAACGAATTGACCTTCGTTAGACAAATCGAGTTCGGATCCTTCATCATTTTCACCTGTTTCTGGGTATGTTTCAGGATACATTTTGTGAGTTGCTGATAACCAGTCAAAAAAAAAGTTAGTATTCCATCAAATACTTCATAACTTAACTGTGAGAACTTTAAATGTGTTGCGGAATAGGGTTCAATTTGATATAAACCTGATACATTTTTAACTATTGGTCGGTATAAAATAGATAATAAACGAACCCAGTCTTTTTTTTCAAGATAGTTATCTAAATCTATCAGTTCACCTTGTGTAATGTTATTATCAAAGTTTGGAATTAAACCATATTCTACACCCTCAAAATCAAATTTTGTAATCATTCCTGATTTTGTAGAAAATACATTTGTTAGATTTTCCGTCATTTCGGTAATCTCGGATTGCTTCATCAACAATGTGTATTTTAAAGGAACATTACAAAATATTTGTAACATCTTTTTATTTAAAAATTCTTCATCAGCATCTTTTACACTGGCAATCTTTTCAAAAGCAATCCATTGTTCTAAAGTAATATCTTTTTTAGATTCAGGAATGTTATATTCTATCTTTAATTTTTCCATAAACTATATATTTCAAATGTGGGTTTTCCTATAGTTATATAATCAGAAATTACAAGATTGATTTATTTTGGTAGGTGGTAATTTAGAACGCTGCGTGTTGGTCACGCGCTACTATTTGAGGCTTGAATTTTTGGTGATTTGTATGATATTGGTATATGATATATACTATATCACTTTATTCTACCTCGCTTTTTAGGACAATTATTTTATGTGGTAATTTCTATATTGGTATATGATATATACTATATCACTTTATTCTACCTCACTTTCTAAGAACATTATTTTATGCTAAGATGTAATAATATATAATATATATACTATATCACTTTATTGTCCCTCACTTTTAATAAAAAATAATTGAGTAAATATTGAAAAAGAGGGTAAAGGGAGAACGATTATTTAATATATAAAAGAAAGAAAATATTAAGTATGCAAATCATAATCCCTTTAGAAGTAATAAATTCTATATCCAAAATAGGAAATAAGACTGCACAAAAAAGTGGTTATAAAATATATGCTGCATTATTAAATATGGAGGTTAGAAAAAACAGCAATGGATATTTTCCAGTCCCATCTACTTATCTTGAAAGCGTTAATAAAAGATACAATAGAGCGCTTAACGCGCTTATTAAGGACGGTATTATAAAACCCTTCACCAGACCGACAATAGACCCTAAGAACATCTTTAATTCAATCGAGAAAAGATATTATGATGTAAATAAAAGTATCTGTATGAAATATAAATTCCTAATTGATATTACTAAAGGAACATTACACGAAATAGAATTTAAAAATGAAAGAAAAAAAAGATGGTATTCTGTAATAGAAAATTCTTTAAACGAACTAGGATTTCAAATTGATATTACACGCGATACATTTGGCAGACGTGTGCACCATCCAATCATACCGATATACAAAGATGAATTAAAAGATAAAGGGTATGCAATCATTGATGGTAAATGTTCACAGCCTAAACTATTACTTAATATATTAAAAAGTAAAGGAATAGTTGATGCAAATTATGAAGATGCTTTTGAAATAGATTTCTATAATTACATAGTTAAAAATCTAAATCTGAATGATAGAAAAGAAGCAAAGGATCTGTTTATGTATTTTCTTAACTCAAATGGTTATGTTCCGAATTATAAAATACATATTTTATTTCCTGTTGTATCGAGATTTATAAAAAACCTAAAGAGTAAAAATTATAAAGATGCTGCATCATATTTACAACGTGTTGAAGCAAAGATTTGGATTGATGATTTACTAGAGAATATCCCCACAACATTTGCTTTACCAGTTCACGATTGCTTGATAGTAAAAGATAAAGAAGTTTATGATATAGAAAAATATTGTATTGAAAAATATCCTGAATTGGATTTTCAAATCTCTTTTCTTTAAATAATCCATACATACAGAAAACAATAGTATTATAAAAATATATACTTCTAATAAACTTACCCAGTTAGGGATAAAATAAAAATGAAAAAATGAAAGAAATAGCAAGTGGAATAATTGTAGGGACGTGGATTGCAGCCCTAATGATAGGTTTTTTTACTAAAACTTATGAAGGTAAATGTAAAATTGATGTAGTTAATGATGGTAAGGTTACAAAGGTTTATCACGCAAATGAGTATGATAAACTATTAAATAATTATTATTTTGTTGACAGTTATACAGCGCAAAAAATATTTATAAAAGGTGATAATATAAATATAACAGAATTAAAATAACGCGAAATAGTATTATAAATATCTATATGTTTTTATAGAACGTGATGATTTATTTAATAGTGAACTGGAAAAACCCCTAACAAGGTATATGAAAAAAAAGTATGGGATAATATGAATTGGTTAAAAATATTTAAAAACAAAAAAAGTAATACACAAATTGATATTGATATTTATGAAGATAAAAGTTTTTCGGAATATAATAGATATATCGCGAGTATCAATATAGCAACCGAGTATTGGAATGAAAAAGGTTATAGTGGTATTGCATTACCTGATAAGCCATTTTCTGAGGATAAAATATGTTACGTATATGCTTTAAATCGTGAAGATGGAATGTTTGCTTATATGATTCATAAAAATGATTTAGATAAATATCTGAATTTCAAATTTCCTGAATATAAAGCATTTTTAAGAGATGAAAAATTAAGACAATTAGGATTATGATAATTAGAAAACCTGACTTATCAAATTTAATGAGAACTGAAAAATCGCTTTTTAGATATGATAAGTCCGGCATACAACTCTTACTGTCAATCCAACCAATAAACTTAACCACTCTCTTTAAAACAAGTCCCAGTGACGTAATAGATATACTGGATGATTTACTGGAAAAGGATTTATCTAAGCAGCATCATAATGATGTGCTGCAAGTCCTGCAGGAATTTAGAACTAAAAGTATTAACACCCATTGTTAATACTTTTTTCTTTTATATAGGATTATTTTCTTCTAATTTTGTTCTTATGAATACCAAGGATAAAATCATATACGGATATCTTACTTTCAATGAACTCACAACGCTCATTAAAAGCAATATAGATGCTGCTGCTGAATTAAAGCTGCGGTTGTGGTATGATGTTAATAAGATAGGGATATGTGCGCATATAAGCGAAAATAACATTTTGATTTTCGATAAGCAGTATTCTAAACAGTTTATGCACGTGATGCTTGGTCAGATGCATTATGATTGGTCACTGATGCTGCAAAAGCGATTAAAGGAAAAGCAGCAGGAAGCATATAGATTGAAAATGTTAGAACTGGAACAGCTGGGAGGGCAGAACCAGGAGTATATTGATACATATGATGAACGTCCGACACTTGGTGAAAAGATTGCACAACGAAATATGAATCAATTTCCTAATGATAAGAAATACGGGATTGGTTAAAATATAAAATAGATAATTAATACAACTATAAATACTGATACTGTAAATAAAGAAAGTAATATACAACCTAAATTATCTTTCTTCACTAACTCGCTAGAGCCTATAAGCGCAACTTTATATTCTATATAAATTACATCACCGTTATCATCTTTAATTAATCTATGTGCTTTATCTTTATATCGATTGACCGTAAAAGTATAAAAATCTTCACTTGTTCTATGCCAATTAGCTTCACTAACTTTATCAAGATATTCACTGGATTCGTGATAATAATATTTACCATCTTTACCTAAAGTTCTTTTTAAAATTGATATTTTATCTGTATTCATAATAATTATAGTTAACCTGTTTATCTATTTTTCCTGTCCCAATAATCGCTTTTTTGAGGTGTTATTACTCTAGTTCTAATTAATGTTTTTTTTCTCCTAAAAAATATATATAGAATAAATGTGTAGATTATAATACCCAATCCTAGATATTTCACTGGTAATTTATAATTGTAAATAAAAACCAAAGCATCTACCGCAGAAATATCTTTATATGCACTTACCCATATACTTGATATAATTGAAAATATTATAGATCCGATAACCGCTCCAATTATACCAATCACAAATTCTTTAAAAGTCATTTTCATTTTTCAAGATTTTAACAAATATACTCAAAGCACTTTAAACAATCCATACTTACAAAAGTTCTTTTTCCATACGAAATATATAATGTATGGAAAAAATTACTTGCAAATTCAAAGAATCATCATACAAAGAAAGACTTGCTTTCAAAAATTGGCGACAATTATACAACCTGTTCCCTGAATCAGAATGGACGGTTCTCTTAACTCCTTATGATGGAGTAGACGTGTATGATGTGCTGATTCAAAATCGTTCGTATAAACGTCTTATAATCGAAATTAAAATTCGTGGTGAGTTTGCTACAAAGATGGGGATGGAGGAGGGATTTATCTATGAATCTAAAAAACACAAATCGTTAACCGATATAAAAAATTTAGATTCAGAAAACAATACAATTATGTATTTAAACTTTACCACTAAAGGAACTTATTTATGGAATATAAACAAACTCGATTTAAAATCTACAAAGTTAAGAATGAATAAAGCAACTATGAGCGGTGATGAAAAAGTAAATAAGTCGGTGTATCTGCTGGATGCTGCTGATGCAAAATTTTATCCTTACATCTATGATGATTTACAATATTGGAATGATGAAGCAAACATTGATAAAGCAGTTAGATTAAGCAAAGCGTGTCGGGGTGGGTATGTAAGTTTTCCGTGGGAGTAGATTAAAAATAATATATAGTAATATGGAATGTGAATTTAGTATGGATTTTAAAATGATAATGATTAGGTTTAGAAATGAAGAATATCTTAGAGATATTAAAGTTAGAAAATATTATAGAAAATGTTTTATCGAACAAATGTTTAATTTAAAGGAAACAGTTACCTTAATCTATACCTAAATTATACAGTGAATTATAGTGAAAAAGTATTATAGTTTGAAAAATAATAGTCTTTTGAAATTGCATCAGACATTTATTTTAAAGAAAAAAGAGAGAAATGAAATAGATAAACAAAGATGTGATGATTATGATTATTTTATTTGTAAAAAATATTATAGGGCGCGTATCAGAAAAGATAAAATAAAAAAAATATTGAAATGAAAGAAACAGAACTTAAAATCGATTTAGAAATAATCAATGGTATAACATTAGATTTTACAGATAAAGTAATTAATATAACCTATAAAGATAAAGATGGAACTATTCTTAAACAAGATGAATTTTGCCTTCCTGATATTAAATCAAAATTAGTGTTGAATAGTGAAACATACTCTAATTGGTTAAACCACGTGATAGTAAATTATATTAAGCGAACAACAAAATAAAAAAATTATATGAATAATACACAATTAGCATTAGAGAGATTAAAAATAAATCCGAAATTTAAACATATAGATTTTGAGGTTAGATATTCTGATGAAGATGATTTTTCTGATGGATATACTGATGGAACTTGGATGAGTGAGTTATGTAAAGTTTGTGGAAATATTATCCATTATATATTACCTAACAAAATAGAATGTAAAGTTTGTGATAGGTGTGAAAAAATAGGAAAGATAATAGAATGAAAAATTGTAAATTTAGTAGTAAAGTGAAATTAAATGACCAAATAACAATAATGTTATCGTGGATTAAAACACATAAAAGATTTGAGATTTATATTAGAGATATATTAATTTTATTTACTAAAGACGGTAATTATAATAAGATAACCTTTAGTGGTGAATATAAAATATTTATATGGTATGATGAAGAATTTCCTAGTGGAGAATGGTATGATATTTTATATTCTAATATAGTTGATAGATATTTTAAAGAAGAACTAAGAAACGAAAAAATAAATGATATATTAAATGAGCGCATCTAAAGACCATCAACTGGAACGGATTACTGATGTATATACAACTAGCACATTATTAGTAAAGATTGCACGACTTGAAAAAGAGTTGCAAGAGTTGAAAGAAAAAAATGAATTGAATGAATAGTAATTACATTACAAGTAATGACCCGAATGAAAGAACTATGAGAGAATGGTCTGATTTGCCGTTACCATCACACCCAAAATATAAAATAAAGCAGACGGATTATACCGAACTAAGTATCACTTTCGATGGCAAGATTATTAAAACAGTAAGTATTGAAAATATGGATTCGACATTCTGTATGGTAAACGAAGTAAATAATCTTATCATTCAGGATATCAGAAATAAAAAATTATTTGAGTTAGGAATATAAAAAAAGCAAGATTTAAATCTTGCTTTAATGTTTTGTAAATGTAACTAAACCGTAATTTGTTTTATTATCTACATCTACATTTGGTAATGTAATATCTGCTTTAAAAGATTCATCAGTAAGTTCAGATGCTGGTATTCTTAAATCTCCTATTACTATAAAAAATTCATCTTCAAAACCATCATCAATTTTTACTTCACCAGTGTATTGTATTCTATCTTTTTTATCTTCATCTACAGTTATTATTTTTGCTATAGCGTGATTATTAAAAGGTAGAATATCTAAATTAAATTTAACTGTAAATCCTTTTGTTTGCAGGTGCTGCGGATGTTTATCTCTACTAACCCAGTTTCCAACCAATGCATCAATATTCGGTATCATATAATTTTTGATGCTAAGATACAGTTTTTACAATAAAAAACCCTCTCACTAAAGAAAGGGTTGTAGTAATTTAGAATTAAAATCAACTACTTTTTAGTTTCATAATTAGAATCAGTTAAATCTTTTATAGAAGATTTTAAATCGCTTATTTCACCTGTAAGTTCTCTGTTCATTTCAATTGCAACATACTGTAAAAACTCGCTCACGTTTTCATCAGCATCTTTACCAAATATGTTTTCAAAAATCGCCTTTTTATTGTCATAGTAAATATCTACACTCATAATATTATTGGTTAAATTGTTAAATGCTAATATACAATAATTATTTTAAAGCGTTTTAAGCAATCTTTTTTACAGGGACCTTACACGAATACGCACAATCGTTTAAAATCTATTAGGTCGTTCGGTGGTGAGCGGTGGTAGATACAAAAGAAAAACCCTCACGATGAATCATCACAAGGGTTTTTCCACAGACGTTAAAAGAGATAATTAATAATCAGTTCGTATGCTGTCCGACTTAAAAAACTTATTGAAAATCTTTTAATTAATTCTAGCAACTCGTTCTTCTTATTATTAGCTGCTTTTTTTGATTTCTTATTCATATATATGAATTAGTGTATTAATCAATCTGTTACGGTATATCTACCGTCAATAGCTAGCTATAAACAAAATTTTCAGTGGTTGGCGCCAACCGCAGATTCTAATGTTCTATGCAAAGATAATCAATATTTGAATATTGTAGCAAAAATTATTTAAATTAATATTAAATTAAATAGAACCACACAAAAAAATATTGTAATATTGTGTTAGGTTTATAAAGCATAGTTAATAAAGTCCACGGTAAATTAATTTTTACAAAGAAGTGGACTAATAAGATTTTTAACTTTAAATCTTAACATTATGTTTTATATAAAGTTTAAGTTTAAAAAGATTGTATTCAAGTTACATTTTAAAATTTGATGTTAATCTACAGCTAATAAGTTTTTAGAGCAGGTTTTATATAACCTGCTTTTTTTATTTAAAAAGTCTTATGGTAGATGTATGCATATAATTCTTTCCGGTGGAAGTTTTAAATCCATTATCATTAAGCAGTTTTGTAATCTGCACATAGTTCATCCCGTTGTTAAATAGGACTGCTGCAAATGCTTTTGCTTTTTTAAGGTTAGGATTTTGTAATCTCTTTTCTTTTATCGCTGTTACACCCATTAAACGATGTTCATCTTTCATTTCAGATTTACCCAGTGATGTGATTGTGTTACCTGCTTTGCTGATGTGGTAACCATTCTTCTCTATATTCGATTTAATGACTTTTAAAGCGTTGGTTGTGCGTTCTCTTATCATACCAACCTCACGTTCGGCTAATGCAGCGAAAATGTGTATGGTGAAATTGTCAGCAGTCGGCATATCACAAGCACGAAATGATACTTTAGAATCCATCAGGGTGGAAATGAATGCAACGTTCCTAGATAGTCGGTCTAGTTTAGCGATTAATAAAATTGCATTGTTTGATTTGGTATATTCAATAGCTTTGTTTAACTCGATCCTGTTGTTATTACGACCACTTTCTTTTTCAGTGAATACTTCCAGTATCTTATCATCAGATGATAGATAAGAAGTGATTATATTCATTTGTGATTCTAAACCTAAATCCTGCTTAGTGGTGGATACTCGGATATATGCAACGTAATTTTTCATTGTTATTTTATTCTTTTAATTATAGTCATTCCGATACAAATAGTTTTATCAATCTGTAATGCATTCAGTGATTTTATTTCATCAGATGTTAATGGTTCAACATCATCAGCTGTGTTAACAGAAATAAATTCGGATAGTGTAGTTTCAATTTCGTTATCTAGTAATAGTATAGTATTAATATCTTTCATTTTGTAGGTATTTATATTAGATTAAACATTTAAAAAGTAAGAGGGTTAAACCCTCTCACCATAATCATCAATGTATTCGATTTCTGTATCAATAATGTTTTGCAACATATCAAAATATATATCTTTAATTGTCTTAGTTGCTTCAAAGCTTGCATCTAATAAAGTAACTGTATATGTATCATTGAATGCTAAGGTTATTAATACATAATGCTTCCAGTGCGCTGCATCTACTTTCAAAATCATTGCACCATTTTGTATTGAATAAATCTTTTCAACTCCCCAACTCCAGTAAATATTTACTGGTGATTTTAATACCATTAAAGTTTCTTTTAAATCGAAATCACGTTGCATTAAATGTTTAATCTTGTCCATCATTTTTATATTTATTATTATACTGTAAATATACGGCTCAATAAACGAACCGCGGAGGACTGTCAGTGATTTGTTTATGGTTAATTTCCATCATAACAGTAAGTTACATAGATAAAAAGGATGATAGAAATGTGAAAATAATTAGGCGGAAATTAGACCAATTCAAATATTTTCATTATTGAAATACCGCTGGAAAAATCTATTGAAATTGTGCCCTTTTGTTATGTTTACTATATCAAAACTTGAATTAAAAGCGGTGGTTAAACTTTCTACTATTTTATATAGGATTCAATTTAAATCAATGGATTAACCAACACAGCCCACCACAAAAAGGATTAAGTTATATCCTAACTCCCACCACAAAAAGGATTAATTTATACTAATCGAAACTTAAAGATTTAATACCCACCACAATGCAGATTATTCTGATTCTTTGGAGCAGATTTACCTGAAAAAAGACCACCACCGCGCAACCCCCGTAAACACTCAAAAGTCAATATTATTAATTAAACAAATCTTATTTATATGAATTATCTTCAACATAAATCTATCTTTGCAGAAGAATCAACAAACAAGTTAACAATTTAAACAATTATATATATGAGCGATTACGATGATGTGGAAATAATGAAAGAATTTAATAAAGATATGTATTTAGATTATGGTTATGGTGAATCATTAGAATATTTATATAAAGATGAAATAAATGAATTTTGTAAAAAAGATGGTGATAAAGATTTATATTTCTTTGATATTTATATAAAGTCATTAGCAATATTATCCACTAAAAAATTACGGGAAATATCACGTTTGCTTTTAGAAAAAAATTCAGAAACTACTTTAGATATTGATATTAAAATTGAAATTGCGTCTGTTGAATATACAATAAAAACAGCAGTTGTAAAAAGAACTATTGCATACATACTTAAAAAAAGAAGTGAAGTAGAAAAAGCTATGAGTCAATTTAAACACATAAAAATTTCAAAATCAGTGGTAAGTGATACCTTTGATAATAGATATCCTGAATCATCACATTTTGATAGATATTGGGGAGATTTTATTGAATATGATATACCTGCATATTTATCTTTTGCTAATATAACTATTATCGATGAAGATTTAAATGAATATAATGACTGTGATTGTGAGTAAAATTTTAAAGTATTAATCAAATAAATAAAATATGAGCGAAATTAAACAAGTTACTGTATCTAAGATATTACAGCGTGAGGAGTTTTTTAAATCTAATCCTGATGCAAAGGATATAGATTTTAATATCTATTGGTATAATTTTGTAGAATTTGATGTTCCAAATTTATATCCATTTGCATCAATTACTATTACAGATAAAGATTTAGATTCAATAGATGGTGTGAGAATAATAATAGAACCATTAAATAATAATTAACAATCAAATAATTAATAAATTAATAAGATATGACAGTAAGAGAAAAAATAGATTCGTTCAATAGTATAGATGATTTATGTGATTATTTAGATAGTTTAGGTGAAAATACTGAAATATTGAGGGAAGCATTTAATAACTTAGATGTTTTTAAAGATGAAGTTGAAAAGTTTTTTCATAGTAAAATATTACAAGATATTAGGAATGATACATTAGGTAGTATCGGGATTTAATTATTAAAGAGTAGAAAATAATTTTAGATTTATTAGGTGGGTAATATCGGTTCCTTACATTTGTAGAAGAATTAAATGTATAACATAAAAAATAACATTATGGCAGAAATCTTAGACAAAAAAGAAGGTAAATTATTATGGGAACAGAAAACTGTTAGACCTTTAACTGTGGTTAGAAAAACACATTATCAAGATGAAATTGAGGGTTTAAAATCGGGTGGATTTTTATTAATTCCAAAATCAGAATGGGAAACAGTCGCAAAAACTGAAAAAGCAGTTAAAGCACCAACTGCTACAGCATATTTTAATTCTAAATATAAGAAAAAGGAAAATGATATTATAGAGATTAAGAGTGTAGTTAAAGATGGAGCACCAGCATATTTGATTAGAAGAAAATAGTTTTTAAATACTATAGCAAAAAAGCAATTCATTATCGGGTTGCTTTTTTTTATACCTTTACATTATGAGAGTAAGAGAATATTTAGATAAATTAAATAGAACACAACTATTATCTATTCTAATGAATTGTGGTGTGGTAATTTATCCAACGCAAAAATTAGTAAGTGATGAAGATTATAGAAACTTTGCTATTATGAATTGTTCTGATTATATTAAAAGACTTCTAAAATCTGCTAGGAAACCTAAAATTATTAAGATATTTAAGAAACTTAATAGAAGTGGTAAATTCCAGTCTTAGTATTTTTAAGCAGATGGGTTACAATATAACGCGCTGCATCAATTAAGTGATTATACTTATCAATTGGAGTTTCACCGTTTTCTTTCCAGGCATAGTTGTTTAATTCATCAGCAAGATTTAAAGAATTTTTATCAACTATAAGTTTGTAATCTTTCATTAAACCAATACCATCTTTAACAGACCCTGCACCTTTTTTACATTGCTTAATATTTACCCCGTTGGATTTAATTTCATCAATCAATCTACCTTCGGCACTATCAGCAACTATCAGTTTATCACCACACGCTTTCTTAAAGACTTTTGTTAGTTGGGTTGTAGTAAGTCCCTTTTCATAAAGATGTTCTTTTAAATAGATGTTCCTGTTCTTCTTATCAATATGCACTTCTATTAAAGTTGATGGGTCAATGCTCCATCCCCAGTCTGCACCAAAAAAAGTATCTACATCATTTGGAAAAGTTCCATACTCCCAGTTAGTAAATATTACACCTTCGGATTTATCTAACCATCCACCTAATACAATGTGGTTATATTTATCAGGGTTATTATATTTTACAGATTCAATATCTCTAATAAATTCCTGTGATAGTTCATCAATCACATCAAGATAAGTAGAATGTATATAGCAGGTATCATTTGATATACCGTTAAACCCTGCGGGGATTCCTTTGCTTTCAAAAAATCTGTTATATATCCAGTGGGTTTTGGTTGCTGGGTTTAATAAAAGTATTACGCGGTTTTGTATACCTGCTGTTCTAATTGATAAATTAATTTTATCGAAAATTGTTTCATCAATAAGTTCTTCTGCTTCTTCAACTACTAAAGTTGTAATACCTGCTATAGATTTTAAACGTGCAGTATTATCACCATTAGAACTCCTAATACCCATAAACATTATAGAAGATCCGGATGTAATATTTATTATCTCATTCTTTGTTATTCTAAAGTGCTGTGATAAACCCAAAAGTTCAATCTTTGCTACCAGTTCAGGGATGATAGATATGTTAGCAGAAATCATTGTAAGACGTGTAAACAGAATCTTATGCCCCGCTTCAAAGGTTAGCAGCACAAGGAATACTGATATAGCAAAAGATTTACCTGAACCCCGACCACCAGTTACTACATTATATTTTCCAGTATGTGTAAATAGGTTTTGATATTTTGGATGTAATTCTAAACTCAATCATATAGTTTACTTTTTAATCTTCATCAAAGAAGTTATCAGTGGATGTGTTATCATTTCTAAAAGAAATTAGGTCTTTAAGTTCTACACTTGCAACAGTTAGATTTGTATCATTTGTAGTAGATACTTTTGGTTGACCGTGCAGGTAACCCATATATAACTTAATCATATCTTTATCACCTTGTAATGCTTTTTGAACCATCATTTCAATTATTTCATCATTATAGGGTGTAAGCTTTTCTGCTAACTTGGATTCATAAGATTTTGCTTTTCTACCACAACCTTTATTACCACCGTTGTTTCTTCTACCATCTACTTTTTTAGGTTCAAACATTTTAATTCTTTATTTTTTTGAGATGAAATTATATCCATCAATTACTTTCTTATAAACTGAAATAAGACTTTTTAAAGTAATCTTATCACCGAGTGTATAACTATCATCAGATTTTACATAAGTGCCGATGCCGACCACGTAAATAAGTTTAATTGCTATTGTGATGTTAGATTCTTTATCAACATCTTTTCGGTATAGAAGTAAACCACCTTTGTAATAAATCAATCTTGTATTTAGAAAGTTCTTCATATATATAATCTGATATTACAGTTTTGATTTTTTATAAGTAAATACCCATATCATTATCTTAAAAAATAATAATGCATATAAAGATTGTAAGTAGGTGGGGTAGGGTAGTTCAGCATACATATCTATCAGTAGATACCCTATTAAGTATAAAAAGGATATCTGCATCAGTAATAAACTTAGTTTGATTAGGAGCGTTATAAATGCGTTTAAGATTGTAAACATCACTAAACCTTTTAACCTCCATAAATTTTTAATTAACTTCATTATAAAGTATTTTTTTTATCTGCTCATTGCGGTAATCAATTACCATTTGATACATTAGATTTTTTAAATAGTCGTTGGACTTTTGAAATTCAATATCACGTTCAATATCTTTATAGCATATTGTAAAAGCATTGTATTTATATTTGATATCCATTTTTAGTATCGTTAGGTTTTGGAATGCTTAATCTTTCTTTCAGCAATAAACTTTCATTATATGCTTTATCCTGTAGTAGTGAATAAAGGATTGAATAGGTTTGTTCTTCAAATTCAAAGTGCAGGTAATCTGTAGTTAGATTTTCTTTTTGCTTATAAAATTTCAGAAAGTTGTAATAGTATTTTAAAAGTTCTAAGTGGAAATAATCTCCATATTTATCTATATCATTTAATTCGGTCATATACTTTCATTAATATTTTTTGAGTATTCAGATATGTAAACAGTCCAAAGTTTTTCACGCATTGATAATATTGTGGATGGACAATTGCATACTGGAACTCTAGTTTTAAACACCTTGTTATATATTGAAAAGATATAGTTCCTATCCTCACTACCGATAGTATTTAAGAATCTTATTCTTTGTAGAAAAGAAATTTCATTTTCTTCCAGTGTCCCGATATTTTTAAGGAATGGAAATGCAGCATTTAATTTCTTTCTGCGTTCTTCACATTCATCACACGATTTTATACCAAAGAAATTAGTTACTGCTTTGACCACATCACCAAGACCTTCAATCTTATTTTCTGGTGCAGGTTCATCAATTATTGGTTCGATAACCTTGCGGACATATTTTCTTTTTGGTTTGGGTTTTACTTTAGTTTTTTTTGATTCTGCCATATTCTTCACTATATATTTTTTGTAGTTTTTCTTTTGTATTTTTGATGGAGCTTTGCAGGATGTTAAAGTGAATACCGCTTTGCTTTGCTAGACTTCTAATAGACATACCATCAATCATTACATACCTGAAAATGGTATTATGGAACCAGTCAACATCATCATTATTATTTAAGAGATCCATTATACCCTGATGAATTGAGTAAACTATTTTATCATTATTATTTTCCATCAATTCAGATTTACCAACTTCATCAAATGGAATATCCTCATATGCTTCATCAGGTGAAATTTTATATTCAGAATAGGTTGTTGTTTTGGAATCTATATCGCGATTCTTAAAATAACAGTTCTGTAAAGTTTTATAGATGTATGCTTTTGATAGAACTTTATTAGGATAGCGGTCAAAGAAAGAGGCATAAATCATATACATTTCAGATAGTATATCATTTGCTTTATTCTTATCGGACGTTATCTTTAAAGCGTATTTAAACCATAATTTACTATCAGTTGATATATCATTCAGGTTTTTATATTTCACCTCTTAAATCGATTCTTTTCATAAATTATATATTAAGAATCAATAAGTCCCTAAATAGAAAAGGATACCCGATGTGGATATCCTTTTCAATGAAAAAAATTTGAACTGATTAAATGAAATCAGGGATTTGTTTTTTAGTTACAATATAACAGATGCGAAAACAACTATTTGGAAACCTCGAAATAGATAGAATTTCATCTGTTAGAAATCCCGCTTCTTTTATTATATAATTTTTTGCTGCTTTTGTTGTGAGAAATAATTTCATTGTTCAATTTATTTTTCTTTTATATATTCTCTTTCAGCAACAGGATTTTTAAAGTATGGATTGTTTATGGTTGTTAATAAGTAAGACACTTATAAGACACCATTTCTTAAAACGTGAAAACTTTCCTTTATCCATAAGGCTTTCAGAAAACGTTTTACCGTTCCTTTACATAGGAACAATACAGATTAATTGTTGGTAACTACCAGTGTTTAAAGGTGTTTATGATAGTGCTGCATTGCAAAAAGTCCATATATTTGAAAAAAAGTAAGACACTTTTAAGACACTAATAAATTCAAATATGAGTATTGTTAAAGTTATCTGGAAAAGTAAAAAAGCAGATGATAAACTTGGTTACATCCGACTATCATCCCGTAGTGGAAATAAAACTACAGTAAAAAGTTTAGCACTTGATCCTGTTGAAAAAAAACATTTCAATCCGAATACCCAACGGATGCGTTCATCATTTACACAAAGTGAATACTACAATAACTTTATACAATCCAAGTTAGATGAAGTTAATAAAAAAGGTAATAAGATTAAATATCTGAATGATGATAAGAAGTCATTAATCACATATATGAATTTAGTGATTGATAAATGCGGTAATGAAGGAACTAAGTTAAAGTATGAAAATATTAGAAATCTAATCATTCAATTTAATGAGTTTAAATATGGTGCAAGTGATGTAAAGTTTTCGGAACTAACTGTTGACTTCTTAGAAGAATTTAGAAAGTATCTTAAGACCGAAAGAAGAAACAAACAAAATAGCATTGTATATAAAATGAAATCTTTTAAGTCTTTCATATCGAAAGCGCATAGGGATAAAACTTATAATTTCGATGTGAATCCATTTGACCTTATTAAAAATACTTTAGTTGAAACGAATGTAGATGTTTTAAATAAAGAAGATTTGAAAAGACTAATGCATACCCCCTTGTATGAAGTTTATAGAAGTGGTAAAAAGTTTGGTGTTGCGCTACCAAACTTAGAAGTAATGAATGGTGCAAAGTATGCAAACTATAATAAAATTGATGATATTAGAAATTTCTTTTTGTTCCAGTTATTTTGCCAAGGTATTAGGGTATCCGATTTACTTACTTTAAGATGGCAGGATTTTTATATCCATCAGGATCAAATCAGGATTAAGAAGCGTATGGTAAAAGTAAAATCTTACATAGATGTGCTGATGAACTTTAATACTATGGATTACCTCAAACAATATATACCAGTTGATAAGTTACCGGAACATCTTTTAACTGACTATACAAAGATGTGGTATCGAGAAATTGGACACGCTAGACTAAGCGCAAATGGTTATAAACATAAAGATATTGAAACTGCAAAAGTTCTTATTGAAATAGATTATAATAATATTGAAAAGTATAACCTAGTTTTTAATTCACTAAATGGTGAATATTTTACGTCATTTGAGGATTTAAATAAATTACTTGCATTAAGAAAAAAAGAACTTTCTAAAAAAGTTAAAAAAACTGATGCTGTTTTATATGAACAACAGATATTAAAAATAAATTCAGAAGATGAAAAGATATTGTATTTAGAAAAATTAGCACTCATTGTTAAGAGTAAAGCAATATTAAATAACACTATAATGGATGAAGCAAGTGATGATTTAAAACTTGCAAATTATAAATTGTTTAAAGGTATTGTTGATTTTCTAGCATCAAGTAAAGAGACCAAAAAATCATTTGTATTTCCTTTATTAAACGATGGTGATTATGCCGATATTATAGATGATGATTTTTCTTCAATGAATAAGTATCAATATAATCGTTTTACTGGAACACGCGCTTACTATAATCGTTTACTAAAAGTGGTTGCAATACAATGTAAAATTACCAAACCCTTAACATCACACGTATCCCGACATTCATTCACTTCCTTGATGATTGAAATAGGTGTAAATCTGAATCTATTTGACTTAATGACATCATTAGGACATAAGCATTTAAATACAACACAGGTCTATATCAATAAGTTTAGCAGTAAACGTGTTGATAGTTTGAACACCGATTTGGTTAGTTTTATGAATAAGGACTAAAAAACAGGATATTCTAATTTATAATTTCAATTCTTTTAAACTTATCGGAAAAATTATATACAAGTTCAATGCGGTTAGGTGGAGTTAAACGGATTCCTTAACCTTGCTTAGAACGGTAACTAATTAATATATAATGATAAAGAATTGAAATTATGAAAAAAATTGTATTTGGACTGAGTTTATTACTCTTAACAATTGGATGTTCAACTGATGATAATAGAGTTGAAGAATTAGCACCAGTAGAAGCGGCACCGGAAGAAACAACACCTGATCCATACTATCTTTGCGGTTGTAATTTTAGAACGATTAAAATAGAGTGGGCGAGGGGTGGTGCTAAAGATACAATATCAGATGAAACTAGATATTACCAAAATTATAAGGATGCTCCAACCTATGTAAATATGATAGGAGTTCTACAACCGATACAATGCGGACAAATTAAAAAAGATGAGCACAGCACCGACTATAATAGTGTCATAGTAATTCGGGATACTAAATAATAATATAACTTTTTAAGATTACGAAAAACTACTATAAACTTTAGTAGTTTTTTTTTGGATTAATTTTCTTGAATTAATCTCGTCACGAATTACAATTGCATAATCATACATTTCCTGCTGCACATAATAATCCAACATATTTTCCATCATTATATCAGTCTTAGAACTAAGTGATTCTTCTTTTAAAAGTATTGCAAGTTCCCACGGTTTGGCTAATTTTTCCAGTTCAGCAATTTGAATACTTTGTAAATCTCGTTTATCATTTCTCATTTTATTCATTATCTTTTTTAGGGATTCCGATTAAAGAATCTTTACTTCTAAGAAATAGTATTCCAGTAGCAATCCAACCCGACATTTCATTTGCAGATGCTTTACCTTCATACATCATCAAACCTGCAAATATTATTATACCAAGTCCTAGAATTGTAGTAACTAAACCTTTATTTAAAAATCTTTCCATCCTGTCAATGTTTAATTACCCTCTACCTTGTTTGTTTTTTACAAAGTTAATACTTAAATACTAATATCCAAATTTATTTCAAGTTTATTTTTCAATTAGTGAATCTAAGTACTCAAATTGCTTTTTAAAACGCTTATCGCTATCTTTTAGGTCTTCTACTGCTTGTATTGCGTGTATAACTGTTGTATGGTCACGGCCTCCAAACATGCCACCAATTACTTTTAAAGGTAGAAAAGTACGGTCTCTAATAAAAGACATAGCCAACTGCCTAGCTGTTACATGCTCCCTTTTACGGCCTCTCATTTCCATATCTTCAACCGTTGATAACATCTCTAAAGCCACCAATCGTTTAATTTCTTCCGCTTTGGCGTGTAAGTTCCCATCTAAGTGAGTTCTTGTTTCCCAAACGATTGTTACCTTTTTGCTTTCTATTGTTTGTTCCATGCTTTTATTTTTGGTTTTTTTATTTTAGTATCTGTAATTAGTAAAATGAATTATAGTCATAGGATTACTCTCTCTTTCTTTAAACCAGTCGCAAAAATCTTCAAACGATAACCCGTCATTTTTTGCCAATTCACCCCAATTAACTTCTTTACCATCTATT